AGAACGCGGCTCCTGCACTTGGGGACTGTCGCCCGGCCAGATCGACGGGATGAAGGCGAGCACGTTGAGCGGGAATGGGGACGCTTGTTCGACCGCCACTTGACCGGGCACGCCAAAGCCAGAGATCACCGGAATGAACTTCGAATCTCCTGTGAACAGCGGTTCTACGTCGGAGCCATAGGGTGCGCGGTTGAAGCTGGCCGTAGCCTTCTCCACCGGCTGCATATCCTGCCACGTCGGCGCAATCTGCTGCGGCGCAAAAGTCGACCCGTCGGGCTGGTTGGAGCCCACGGTGAAGCCCAGCGAATTCTCGACCCGCACCACGACGTCGGCGACCTTCTTGCGATGGCCCTCGACCGACTGACCCTGCACGGTGAAGTACGGACTCTGCACCTGCATGGTGAAGCCAAGCCCGACGGTGACCGCGCTCGCCTCGGCCGGCAGGGTAATCACCCCCGACGCCGGCACCTCCGTTGGTGGGATGGCCTTGCCATCGTAGGTGCCGGTCACCGTCAGACCCGCGAGATGCATCAGGGCCGAAACCTCGTTGACGGGCGTCGTCATCGTCCAGTTGCCAGAAGCCTGTGGCAGCGGCGTGCGGTTGCCGGCGGCATCCACCGTCACCTCGACGATTGGCGACGTAATGTCGACGGTGACGCTGGTCGTGCTGCCAAAGGCGGTGATAGTCATAATCCCGCCGCCCGAGCGGATTACGTCGCCCACGTTGCCGATCAGGAACACAGCGCTCGAGGCGGTTGCCGTCGCCGAATTGCGCAGGACAGCCGTCAGTATGGCCCCGGAGCCGCTGTTGGAGGGATCGCTGACCACAATGGCTGGGTAGGTATAGCCCGAGCCGCCAGAAGGCGTGGCGGCGGTTATAACCCCTCCCACGATGGTCAAGGTCACCGCGCAGCCGGTGCCCGGCCCCTCGCCGTTGTTATCCACAACCTCCGCCGTGGTGGCAGCGCTATAGCCGGTCCCGCCATCGGTGACAGCGATTGAGGGAATAGTCCCGGCTCCGGTGGCCGAACTAACATTGAGCGTGGCCGCTGGCGTTGGCTGGTCGAGACGGAGGCCGCAATCCACGCACCAGGCGTCCTCGACCCGGTTCCAGATCCGGTTGTCCATGCGCTCGATCATGTAGGCGTTACCTTGGGCCGGGCTGCGCTGGGTCGCCCAGTAGACCGCATCGACCGGGACTTCGGTGACCACCGCGACAGACACAAAGGTGCCGTTCGTATCGGCGCGCGTCCAGCCCGCCACTTCCTGTGGCTTGACGAAGGTCAGACAAAGAGCCGTGCCATCGTCGCGCACCGCCCATACCGTCTTGTACGGCTCCTCGGCCCATGCCCATTCGCTTATCTGGAAGCCGGTGAACAGGTGCGAGGAATTGAGCGTCAGGTCGGAGCCGGTATAGACGTTGGCAAAGTAGTTGTAGGACAGATCGCGCACGATCGAGCCCTTGGCCTGCACGTACAGGATCTCGTTGTCGATGCCGAGCGGCAGCACATGGTCGTGGCAGCCATTGAAGGCCTGCGGCTGCGCCTGCTGGGTGGCCGGAGTGATCGGCTGCGGATTGAGGCTCGAGCCGCCGGTGCCGGTGAGCTGCCATGCCTCGCGGCCGGTGAACACCACCAGGCCGCCCGGCCGGTTGAGCATAGCCTGGATGCCATTCACCTGCACCGCCCACGGATTGCCGGTGATGGCGTCGCTGGCCAGCGTTGGGATGCGACTGTCGAAATTCTTGAACGCGCCCGGCTGGGAGAAGAAGTAGGTATCCGGCTGATTGAGCGTAAAGCCGTAGCCGCGGCGCTCCTGGAAGTAAGTTGGCACAGCCGGATAGGTGCCGGTTTCCGGCCCGACATTCAGGATGGCCGTCGCGCCCGATCCGTCGCCGGAGATGGTAATCGTGTCGGTCTTGGCGTAGTTCTCGCCCGCATTGTCGACGATATAGCCCGAGACGCTGCTGCTGGCGTCCACGATGGGCCGAATGATCGCCCCCGAGCCGGTCGACGTCGTGATGCTGGCCGTGGCCGCCGTGTAGCCGAAACCAGTCAGCGAAGGCGTGACGCCGATGATCTGGCCGCGGGCGAACGGGTTCTGATGCTTTGGCGGCACCTGCGAGAAGTCGGGGATGATATTGCTGTCGACGAACGACGTGCCGAACGCCGTGCCGATATAGCCGAACTGCACCCCGATCGGGATGGCCGCCGAGAACACCGGCTCGGCCATGTAGACGTTGTACTGGTTGACCCCATCCACCGCCGTCCAGCTCACCGTGATCGAGCCGGCGGTCGCGGCGATATTCACGCCGCTGTTGATCGGAGCGATGTCGGAGGCAACGCTTTCAGTGCCGTTGTCGGGATCCACCGACGTCACCACGAACTGATAGTTGGTTGAGCCGGCGCCGGTAATCGCGGCAGACACCACCGGAGGGGCGATGACGGTAGCTGTTGTCACCACTTCTTCAAATGCCCAGTCCGTGTTGGTCGTGCGCGCCAAGTCCTGCGGCGGATATTCCACGTTGGTGTCCTGATTGACCAGGCAGATCGACATGACGTCCGCCGACTGTGTCGTTTTCAGGAACGGCAGATCTTCTTCGGCGTAGATCGTCACCAGCGTGTAGATGCGCTCGGCAATGCCGCCGGCCGTGTAGGCCGTGAAGCCGGTGGCGTCGATGTTGGTGCCGAACACGTCGGCCAGAGAGTAGGTCGTGCTGCTGAGCTTGGTGACGACGTAGGTGCCGCCATTCAGCTCGGTCATGCCCCCAACACCGCTAATCTGGATCCAGTCCCCTGTGTCCATCGCCGCTGTCGTGGCGCTCGTGCAGGTGAAGGTGGCGCCCAGCCCCCTGCCATCAGTCGAGGCTTGGGCCACTGGGTTGCCGGGGAATGACGAATAGACGCCGGGATCGCTGAAGGTTGCGGCAACGATGCCGAAAATGGAATTGCCGAAGGTCGCCCCAAGGCCAGAACCGGAACTTGCATTCTGGGTAAAAGAGCCCGACCCATTCGAGGTGAACACACCGGCGTTAGTGATCGTGAATTCGAGCACACCAATGTCGAGATTGAGCTGAGCGCCCGCGCCGGCGCCCGTAACCGGCTCAGCGGCCGGCGCCGTCGGATTAACCGTGTAATCGCCACCGCTGGCGATCGAGTCGACCGATGTAATCAGGCCGCCGGCAATGGTGACATTGGCTGTGAACATCGTCCCGGTGCCGGTCGTGCCAGTCACCACCGCGGGACCGTCCGTCCCCGCCGCGCCGGGATTGGTAATCGTCGCTCCCGTTACCTGGGTGTGGGTCACAGTGAGCTGAGCGGGCGTCGTCTGGGAGCCGCCGGTCAGGCTGATTGTATCGCCGATGTCGTAGACGGCGGTTCCCGGATTACTCACCTCCAGAGCCTCCAATTCGGTCGTCGTCACTGCGACCACGGCGGGAGACTGGAACGTGCCGCCCGCCAGCGTGACATGGTCACCGGGAGCGTAAGAGCGCGTCACTGCCGTATTGGTGATACCCGTCACCGCCAGGCCGCCGCTGGTCGGGCCCACCGTAATCACGCACGGATCGGCCTGCGACGCCCCCGTGATGATAAGGGTCCGGTCGACCACGAACGCGCCATTCTGGATGACGCGCATGTAGAAGTTACCGAACTCGAGGCAGAGACCCTGATTGAGGTTGAACTGGAAGGTCAGCAGCCGCGGCGGAAAATCACGTCCGGTCTGCTTGGAGTAGCCGACGAATTTCGTGCCGGCGCGCGAGGAGAGTCCGCCCTGGTAGCGCACGAAGCAATTACGCGCCGTCGAGGCCGCCGCCGAATAGCGCGCCAGATCGGTGCGGCCGAACAGCGCCGGCGCGAGCTCGCCGATGGCGAAAGTAGCTTTGTCGAACGGAACGGCCATGGCCGCTAGTAGGCCGAGGCGTTATCGCCCAACCACACTCCGCCCAGCCCTCCATACAGATAGCCCGGTCCGCCCCAGCCCGCGCCGCCGCCCCAATAGCCGACAGGCGAGCCACTGTTGCGCATGCGAATCCAGTCGACCGAAAGATCGGAACTGGAGATTCCTTCGTTGGCCGACATGGCGCGAGCCGTCTTAATACGCTCCTGAGCAATGGCGATGTTGTCTTTGCGCATTGTCATGCCGAACTTCTTATCTTGGGCCAGCGGCAAGGCAAGATGCGTAGCCAGAGAAGCAATCATGGCTTCGCGAAACAGATCGTCCCACAGGTTGGGATAGGAGGCTTCGAATGTGTAGACCGCCCGCGCGTTCTGGACGTTGCTCAGAATGAGGGTCTGACCGATCGGGCTTATGCCCGGCGCCTCATTCGACGCATCCGATGGCACATAGTTAGGATCGTTGGTGATAATGAAGCGGCTCTGTATGGGGCGAT